GCTCTGTAGAAAATGTGTCTCCGTAAACACGTCTAAATCTAATAGCTTGCTTTTCAATCTTTTCAAATTCTTTGATTGCCATTGTTCCCATAATTGACAATGGAATTGTAAAACCAACCATGAGCTGGCGACCAGCCCATTGTGTATTCTTACCAAAATTTAAAAGATTTGTAGATCCCTGTCTAAGAAGCTGATTAAAAATTTGCTGCTTTTGTGCAGTCATCGCAACTTGTGTGCCAAGCTGCTCCATATCAAGTCTTAGCGGTCTTACCTTTATGGCTTCTAGTGCACCATTTGCATCACGGCCCATTCTGATATATTGCGTCTGAAGAGTCTTAACTCTTTCTCGTGCAACCTTTTCAATTGTGTCAAATTCATTTTTAAATATTCTGCCGAATCCCTCAGTTGATCCAGCAGCAAATTTAAAGTACTGGCCAAGGGATAGCTTATTTTTCTCTAAAGAATTTGTAAATGACTGTGCAGAATCTTTTACGGTAGTTAAAGATGCAGAGAATTGCTTCGTAGCGTTTACCGAATTTATTAAGTTTCTAGTGAGCTGATCAGATACAGCTTGGTTTACCGCATTCCCAGAATTACGAATGGACTGGTGAAAGGCTGATATTTGAGCCTGAAGAGTTTTTATTGATGATAACGCACTGGATACATCAATATTTAAATCTATCCTAGATTCAATATTATCAGCCATTCATCAGCACCCCTATGGAAAGCAGCCTTATCTTGTGCTACCGATTAGACCATCACTTAGCTTAATACCAGATGCCTCTTCGACAATCTTGTATACCGTTGGGAGGTCTAAGTTTTCTTCCAGAGCTTTGGCGTCTCCAGCCATCTCTGGATTATACTGTTTCATTGCAATGGCAACGCACTTCATCAATATGTCCATGGACTTATTATTGTCAGATGCGACGTCTGCAATGCCTTCAAACTCTTTTAGAAATTCTCTTAGCAGAGAAATCTTAAGTGGCTTAATTTCAATTTTTGTTCCGTCAATAAGATTTATTTCTTTTGATTCATTAACTGTAGTAGCCATGAAATGTACTCCTTCTATTCAGACATATGCTGTATTTTGGCTAAACTTATTATATCACAAAAGGCCTGTTTTTTAGCCTAGTTTTTCATAGCTTAAGCCCATGCCTATTCCAAAGCCAGCCTTTTGAGCATTAACGCCCTGAAGAGAAAGAACATCGTTTGCGCTTGTTGCCTGCCCTTTACTGAATACTCTTGCTTTCATATCTTCCCAGGCGTTGCTCTTGTTGGATTGCTTATCTAAGTCAATTCCTTGGATTGCAGCCAAGAACTTTTTTTCATTATAGTCAGATTCTCTTTTTGCATTTAGGGTTGCGGTAAGCTCTGGCATTGACAAGGAAAGCTCTAGCTCTTCGTAGTCTTTCCAAATACCAAGCAAAAACAGCTCTGATTCTAGCTCTGCCAGCTTAATTGTATCCCAGGAAGATCCAGAGTCTTGCTCTATTTTGTTTTCCTCTTTTTCTTGCTTTTTTAAAGATATTCCGCCAGCAACCTCTAGTATTCTGTATAGCGTATTGAGAGTAAAACTATCCTCTACATCTGATACCGTTTTAATTGATGGCATATATTGCTGCATTGCAATTCTGGTACATTCAGCAAGAAATAGCATATACTCATCCTCTGTTTTTGCTGACTTTAAAGATGCAAAAACATCCATGAATTCTCTAAGATATTTAATCTTAAGTGGAGTTATATATATAGCAACTCCATCTACTGTTTCGACAGTATCTGATTCATAAACTTTGGTTGCCATAGGCTAATTATACCAAAAAGAAACCCCCCAAGCAAAGCCTGGGGGGAATCTTATATTAAGTTATTAGCTTGCTACGTTGTCATAGCTTAGAGCACGGTCGATGATCTTACCGTATGAACCAGAGGTGTCCTCTGGTAGTAGACGGAAAGAAACTTCGAACATTGTTGGCTCGTCACGCTTTGCAGATACTGTCACGTTCTCGATGGAAAGTGCACGGTATGCTACATAGACACGCTCAATTGGGTCTGATGGGTCACAGTCTCCTGTGCCAGGACCAACAGCTACCAAGCCACGCTCTACTGGACACTCTCCGATGTCACCAGCTGAAAGGTCAAGAACCTTTGCTGTTGATGCGGTGCCAGTCAAGTCTTCGCCCTGACCAGCAATTGAGAACAATAGGTTCTCAAGAGTAGCCTCAGCAAATGCAGTATTCAGGTTAACCTGCATACCCTGCTTGTATAGCTTAGCAACGTCAAGAACCTGGTCTACCTGAACCTCACCGAAGTCAGGCTGGAAGACTAGCTCAAGGCCGTTCATCGTGTAACCAACGTTACGGAAGTTGACGGTATCTGCTTCTAGTGTGTCAGCGAATAGCAGCCTCTGTCAAAGTGGTGTTTGCAGTAAAAAGCTGCGCTGCACCTACGATGATATTGGTTGAATTACCACGTGTTGCCATAATATTCACCTCTTTTTTCTATAGAATAAGTGGGCGTGTTTCCTCAAAATAAGTATATCACCGATTTATGACAGTCTTATGACTTATGCCAGTCATAATCAATGATTATTTTATTGCCAGCAAAGGTTCTGGCAGTTCCAAAGTCTATAATATCCCTAGTTTCTTCTAGCTGATAAATTTTGATTTCGTGGAAATATGGCATAAAAAAGTCTTTTCCATTAATGGTTTTGGTGTTTTGCACTGTTCCATTTGGCAGACTGTCAATCCAGGCATTTACTTCTTGGGCAGACTCATCTCCACGATCTAAAAGATCTTGAACAATTTGGCTTGTTTCTATAAGTGCCTCTGGATCGCCAGCTGTTTTATAGAAGTAATATAACAGCTGTTCTGATTTAATATGTGGAAAAGGGTTTCTTCTCATTTTAAACATTCTGTCATATACTGCAAAGACATCTGCGGCAGCCTCTGGGAAAGACTGAGTAAGAGTATCTATATCTGTCGGCATTGTTGGGAAAAATCTAACAGCTGAACTAAATCTATCTGGTAGTGCTTCTGGAAGCTTTTCTGATAAATAGGCATTAATAAATACTGGTGGGTGATAAATTTCCATTATATATTTACTCCTGCATTTGCTATCCAACGATATCCAGTAGAATAGCCAGCCGATTTTCCAAATTTTTTACCAGATGGCAGGTTCTTTTTATAGGCTACTGGATTTTGCAGATATCCCATTATACCACTTGAACTAAGAAATGCTTGGGAAAAGTATTGATTCATGAACATGTCAAAGGCTTTCTCAAATCCACCCTGAACATTTTGTCCACCAGGATTTGAGACATAAACTGGCTTTTTTGTAAAAATCTGCTCTCCACTATCTTCAAATGTTATAGCTTGTGCACGAACAGGTCTTATTGTTACTGGTATACCATTTTCCATAATTCTAGCTTTATCATAGAATGGGACATTGGATCCAGCTTGCACAGTTGTTGATTGCCTAAAGGATGACTTTATTGAAAGTCCAAGATTGCTAACAGTGTAGGTTAGGTCATAAAGTCTTGCATCTGGGCTTCCAGTTTGACTCCACTCATATACGTGATGAAGCATTGCATTATCAACCCGTGCCATGCTATCAATAAACTGTTTCATTGCCTCTATTGTTAAGCTTCCTACATTTTCCAGCATTACTCTTTTGCCAGTCTTAACTCCCTCTAGAAAACCAATAGAGTAGTTAATTACGTTATTCATATCTTTCATGAACTGTTTAGTGTCATATTGAATTTTCATTAAATATCTGCCGCCTGATTTTCAGATCTTCTAATGATCAACTTGTAATATTCAACGCTGCCGAATGGGCCAACGATCGGCTCCTGGGATGCAATCTCAAAAATTGTTGCCTTGCCAGAACGAACTCCAGAGGTCTCCATATAAACCTGATTGCTTGCCGCATCTCTAATATTTGTAATAATAACATTTGTAATAGCATTGCCAGCGTCTAGCTTAGAAATTCTTATATCTGATCTAGCTCTTCCAATTAAAACCACGTCTTTTGTTATATTAACGTTTGGCTGAACTTCTTCTTTCCAGGCAGTTCCAGCACTAGAAAAATTACAGGCAATAGTTTTATCCAATATCCATTGTTTCTTGACATTGCCATAAGCAGACTGCTCAACTATTGGATAATAAACATCAGCCAGTAGTGGGTAAATAAAATCTGTTGTTTCACAGTATACGGTAGTCATTATAAGACTCCAAGTGTTTGAATGGCCTTTGCGTACTTAGATAGGATTTTGTCTACGATGATATTTCCAGTACCTTCAAACATCTGTCTGTCGAACTGGATCTTAAACTGATCAGTGCTGTAATTAATAGCTCTGCGCTTGTAGTATTCTAGCTTGCCACAAGCAAGATCTTCGACCAAAAGCTCTGTTGCTTTAACGATATCTGGTGGAATAATCTTATATCCAGACTCAACGACAATTACATAATCATATGTCTTTGGGAATCCTCTATAGTAATATTCAATGGTGTCGCTATCTGTTGGTGCCATTGGAATTATAACCTGAGCACCCTCTGCCCTATTGAGACCGCCAGAATAGTATTGCTGAATAGCAGTTCCATCTGCGGTTATTTCAAATTTTCTTTCGTATGCCTCTTCGTTTTCGGCGTCATAAACAAGCTCGTTATTTTCATAAACCTTTAGAACTTTTCTGGCATCGATCCATAGTGGCAAATAGTCTGCGCCAAGACCAGTAGTTTCAATAATTTCTTTTTTATAGTAAAATCCCTGACGGATTACAGAGTCTATGATGGCTCTTGCTATTTGTTCGTTTTTAGTGTACTCTGCAATTTCTGAAGCAGTTGAGCCCTTTGTGTTTGGATTTACATAAGGTCTAACTACATCGTAATAGTATTCATTTTCATATACCTGGATCTCATACTGGCCATCATATTTTGATGGTAGCTCAACGCTTATGATTCCGTCAGAGTCTGATGTGACTGTTGTTGTAGAAATAGAAAGGTCCGCCATATCCCGAATAATAATTGGGTATGAGGTGGATGGCTCATCTACCTGTATATCTACATTAAGATCATACGGCGGAACCCTTAAAATTTCCATTTTTACTTACCGAATTCCTGCTTAATCTCTTCTGGTGTTGCTAGACGAATAAACTTTCTTGTAAGCCACTTTTCGGCATCTTTTCCATCTACAATGTTGTAGCCTTTGCCGACTCTTCCAACGCCCTCCCAGAAAACATTTCTCTCTGAAAAAAGAGCAACCTTTTCAGAACTATCTTTTGATTCTGTTTTCTTTGGCTTAGGCTTTACTTCTGTATTTCCAGTGCCGATAATGCCATTATCAATATTCATTATGGATGGCTTGGTATCTACTGGCTTGTCTGCTGTGATTACAGCTTCTTCTGTTGCATCTGATACTGTTCTATCTAGAATTTCTGGCTCTAGTGCTGGTGCTGAGTCTTCCCAGACAACGCTGTCTACTACAGTGTCTTTGTTTTCAACTTCCGAATTCAAGTTTTCTGTTGACATGATTCCTCCTAAATTAATTATATCAGATAATAGAAAAAGGGCAGAGGTTTGACCCCCTGCCCTTTTAATGGTTTAAGAAAGATTAGCTGTCAGCCTGTGCATCAGCAAATGCTACTGCATCCTCTTCCTCCCACTGAATACCGAAACGTACGAATACGGTGTACTCAATGGTGTCCTTCTTTGGCTTGTACTCACGGTTTACAGTGATGTCTCTCTGGAATCCCCATACACGGTTCTGTGGGAATGTTAGGTCAACATAACCAGCAGGGTAGTAAGGAACTTCCTGTACATCAATGCCTAGAACACGAGTTGTACGTGCTCCACCGAATGTCTGTCCAACACCATCTAGGTAGGACTGACGGTTAGCTGGAGTACCAGCTGGTGTGCCAGCAAATGCCTCAGCAATTGCGTCAGCAAGTGTACCGTTGTTCTTAACGATACCCTGGAATGCGTCAGTGCCTGCATAGAACTTTAGGTTGTTCTTAATTGCACGGTACTTACGTGGCATAGCCAGGATGATCTGCTGCATAACCTCTGGGGTCCATGCATTGTCAGATACGGTTACTACTGCTTCGTGTGCGTCACCATTTGTCTTAACCTTGTCAACGAATCCCTGCATGATGGAAAGGAATGGGTTTGAGCCAGTTCCAGTACCATTAATTGCTAGGTCTTCGATGTCGTTACCGAAGGCATTGGTCATCAGACGCACTAGGTGGTCTTCAAGGGCTGCACCCTCAATACCATCTTCTAGAGCTTCAGTTGAAACTTCCCAGTCTAGACGAATCTTCTTGGTAGTTAGCTCAACCTTAGTAAACTGAGCACCAGTGTTGGTGTAGTCACCGTCTGCCTGTGCAGCAGCACGGATAACACGCTCTCCAACGTTAACCTTCTCAAGTTCCATTGTGTTAGCTCGCATTGTAACACGACGGCCATCCTTGGCGAGAACAGTTGCATCCCATACGTAGTCAATAAAACGACGTGCCTGCTCAGGGCGTAGGATACCACCGCCAACCTCACCAGAAGGGTTAACATTTGGTACACCAAAGCTAGCTGTTGGGATATTTCCTAGGGTACCACCATCTGCGTAGTTTCCAGGAATAGCCTCTCCAGCTTCAGAGCCAGAAGCAAAAACACCCTCAGCGGCTGCCTTTGCGAATTCTGGATTATTGTTCATAATCTCTTCCGACATATTGTCACCTCCTAAGTGATTTTAATTATCGAAATAAGTCGGCAGTTTTGAGGAAACGACCGCCCCATAGGGATCGCTCAGACTTTTCTATCTGAGCTTCCTGAACGATCTCGCCAAGATCGCCAGACTTGCGGAAAGCTGTGTCTGCTTCTACTGCCTGCACACGCTTTCCAAATTCAGTTACGTCATTCTTTGTGGAATTGACATCGCTCTTTACAGAAGCAACGTCCTGTGAAACCACTCCAAGTGACTTCTTTAGTTCAGCAATTTCTTCGCCAAGTGACTTGACGACTGCTGATAGATCGCTAAAGGCTGATGTAATGTCATCTTTAATTTCAGAGATGGCATTAGCGACTACATCATCTGCTTTAGATACCTCAGCAACCTCAACCTCGGCATCTGAAGAATCTGACTTCTCTGAAGTCTCTTCCTCTACAGTCTCAGACTTTTCAACGTCTTCAACTACTGCTTCGGCTGTAGGAGCTTCTGCCTCTACCGCAACTTCAGCGGTCTCGGACACGGCATCTGCCTCTGGAGCGACCTGTGCATCCTCAACAACGTCGTCATTTTTTTCAACGACACTCTCTGTTGCATCAGTCATAGGATCTCCCTCCTTGTTCATCTTAGAAAGATTAATGCCTTTAGCACTATCGACTAAGAACTTTATCATTTCTGCTTTTTCGCTGTCATTCGTTTCAACGAAACCTATGTTCTTCATTGGAGAACCAGATAGTGGGCTTGAAACCGAGTCATCCTTTGATACCATTACGATACCATTCTCGTCATCCCAAAAAACATTTTCAATTTCTGTATTTACCAGGTCACCCTTGACCATGTCTACGCCGTCTACCTTTTCAATAGACATAATGTTTGCAAATTGATTTGCTGGATTGTCCACAAGAGATAGTTCAACAAGATCATATTCTTTAATTACACGGATTGTTCTATCCATCTTTTCATCATATGCCTCGTCCCACTTGTTCATCTTGCCACCAATAGAGAATCCAGAGAGCGTACCATCAAGAACTTTTTCCCAGGTATCTTGAGCACCTTTTGAGATGTAGGCAGAAACATATACGCCTTCATAAAATTTTTTAGATTGTGGATCGAAGTATTTATCTTCTTTAAATGAAACCATTTTGCCAACCGCTGTTGGTTGGTGCATTTCTCGTATATTACCACGGAACTTGGCGAATGCCTTAATCGAAGCTTCAGCAGTTACTATATCTGACTGTTTGTCTACTGCATCTGTAGTGGCAAATCCAGAAACGACTCTTCGTTCTACGTCAACCTTTGAGATAGGTAGGGAAAATCTAATGGACGAGCCGTCCGTAGTAAGGCTGGCCTTTGAAATGTTCATATCAGTCATTATTATATCACGTTTTTATTACAATTTTATTTTGAACATAATTTATCATATTTTTTAAAATATTAGGATTATCCTGTACAATACCTAGTGCTCTATTGCATGGGCCACAAAGTATCCCACGAAAGCACTTTTCGCAAGCAAAAGGCTCTTTACATATTGAGTGATCGTGATCTATGCTAAGATTATACAGACTACCACAAGTCTGACACCCAGCCTCAAATAGTGGTGCTATTTTACCAAAATCTAACTTATGCTTGTGTTGCTGCCCGTAGTGCCTTTTACACATTCCTAAAGAATGTGGGGCGTAGTTACACCTTGGGATAAAGCAAATATCGTCTGGACTATAGCGCTTATTTGACCTTATTTGACCCTGGTTAAATGAGGGGCTTTTTCTTTTAAGCCTTGCATAATGTGCCTCACATAAAGATTTTGCCTTGGGCTTCCTGTCGCATCCAATAGCTATGCATTGTTTTGGAGGCTGTTTATTTTGTTTTGAAAAAGACGTGTTTCCATAGCGATGTTGACGATGATAGTGCTTTGAGCACAACGACTTTGCTATAGTCTTAGTATTTTCGCAACCCTCAACAATACATGGCATATTTAATATTATACCATATTATTCGCTTGAAGGCCCTTCCCCTTGTGCGTTTCTTCCAGAAATAGTTGATGGGCTATCCGAATTATTATTTGCTCTTTCGGCTTGCCTTTCTCTATTACCTGCCAAATTGGCACGAGCGTCTGTCATCTGTCTTGGGGACATTATGAATGGCTCATCTCCATCTGGCCTTTGTGGTAATCCCAAGACATCTCTTGCCTCGTTAGGGGTCATGACCTGTGTCTTGACATAACGCTCAAGAATTTGGGACTGTGCAATTTCATCTGTTAGGGTAAGCTCATTAAACTTAAGCTCAAGAATGTCTGTTTTTTCACGAACAATCTTGTTGAGCATTTTCTCTAAATTCTTTTGTGCTGGTCTAGCTACCTGCTCCTTGAATGTCCGATCCTGGGCAAGTGCAGCTGCAATAGAAGAGCTATCGCCTCCACCAATCTTAGATAGTGGCACCTGGTGTGCAACCAGAATATCTTCTCTGTTACGAATTCGATACTCATTGAATGAGGCTTCCTGAACACCATTTTCAATTGGGTCCATTCTAAACTCTACCTTGTTGGTATCAGAGTCCCCTGGTAGTGGGATATATAGCCCTTTAGGCTTGTCTGCAAGAATCTAAATAGCTTGTCTTCGGCGTCTGCAGAAAGCTTTGCACCTTTAAGGGTTACGATATATCTTGGAGTTGCTTTATTAGCAAAGTAGTCAATATTGTACTGGGTAGCTAGTTGATCTCCATGTAGAGATGAGATTGCAGACATAATATCTGGAATTCCATAATAAGTGTTTAGTGGGGAATAAATTTTGTAGTGGATGATCTCATTTGGCCTTGGATCTCCAGTAACTGGGTTTGGATTCTTAGCACCAAAGTTTCTGAAGTAAACAACCTTTTGTCCAATAATCTGGACAAAGCCATCCCTCTGCCTTCTTACACGAATTGTTGTTGCTGGAATATGCCCAACATATCCAATTTCTCCAGTAGTAGTTCTTCCAATTTCTAGGTAGCCGTTACCAGTAGCCTGAACATCAGTAAAGAATTTAGTCATAACACTGGTGAATGACTCGTCATCGTTTAGGCTTTCCATCCAATCACGAAGCTCAATTTTTGCTCTTTCGATTCTGCTACGAGCACGTGCTCTTTGATCTTCGTCCATAGACTGTTCTAGCCTAAGCTGTGTTTTATCTGATATTACGAAGTCATAGCCAAGTCCCACAATGTTCTCAACCTTTGCGTCAATCGCTGCGTGATTTGCAAATGATGTGTCATAGTAGTTTGCCAGTTCATAAAGATTCCATGGCGGGGTAATTACATCAAATAGGCCGTATCCATTATTAAATACCGTGCCTGGATTAATCTGCTTGCTACCAGTACTTTCTTGACCTCTATTCCTGGCCGATGCAGATGAGAGATATACCTCTGAGGTAACGTCTACGTTAGTTGGTACTGCAAACTCATATGCCTTAACCACTCTTTCAGAGCGTCTTTTAAAGTTTTTATCTAATCCACTAAATGACTTAATTTCATCCCAGTTCTTATTAAATGGGTCCTGTTTTCTAAAGGCATCATCCTGTGGCAAGGACTCATCTATGCTGGCATTAATATAAAATTCTTGATCTGACATTACTCTTCGTCTCCATACATCCTAATTGTGTCTTGAGCAGCCTTTACCGCACCAAGATCGTTGAGGTTTGGAATTAGGCCTTGTTTCATTCTGTCTAATTGCTCTGAGAATTCTTCTTCACTAATTCTTGCTACCCCAGGGTAGAACTCGGCGTGGCCATCTGGCTGACCATGATAGGCTGCAGCCTTCTTGAGTTTTTCAATCTGAAGGACATCTCCACGGTGAGATGGAATGTTCAGTACGCTGTTTTGTCCATCTGTAAATGGCTTTCCGTTGGCTTTAATCCAAACATATACGCCCCAATCATACTTTTTGTCAAGAATTGTTATCTTGGAGTTACCAACTTTATCTGGTCTTTGGCTTTTCATAACCACTAGTATACCATATTAAACTGGTAACAGTACAGACGATCTCCACTCGGCATCCGCATAAACCGAATATTTGTAGGAATTAAACTTTAAGGTCTTATCTGAGGTCACGGTTATCCTATTTGTGCCAGTAAATTCTTTATAAATTATAGAAGGGTCAATAACATAGGAGGTTTCGACAGAAATATAAAGAATATCTTGCCATAAAAGCTCCGTAGGAGATACCAGGCCCTCCCAGTATTCGGCTATCTGTGAAAGCTCATTCCACTTTCTGTAAACAATACTTAGTGATGACTGGGTAGATGGTAGTTCATAATAAGCAATATTATTAAACATTAGTGGTCCAGTTAATCTAATTGCCCCAGCCTCTGAAGAGTAGATCAGTGCATTGGCAAACTGAATTGAAATTATAGACCAGGTGTCTCTTTCAATAAAGAGGTCTTTTGCTAGATTGCCATTAAGATAATAGGCAATTCCGCTTACTGGGGTTCCATTTCCAACATTCAGGCCATAGATTTTTCCTCTGGTACGCTCTTGGTTTGCTGCCACCAAATAGAATTTAGCATATAGGTTGGAGCTTTGGATTTCAAATATCTCAGTTGGCGTTGTTGGAAATAGCCCCTCTTGATACTGGACAGACATCTGAATTGCACCAACAGCATACTCTTCTGCTAAAGCATCATTTACCCTAATTGAAATACCACGGCTAGTTTCTGTTCCGCATAGCTTTATGCCGCTATATTTTGACATGTAAAGATATGGGTTGCTTCCTTTATAAATTGTATACGGATTCTTGCCCTTGTAGTTAAAGTAAATACCGCTTCTAGCATAGGGGAAAATGTCATAGCCAAATCTTGTTCCAACTGGATTTGGGTTGGCATAGTTTAGTGCCTGAGATGCAAGCTGAAGGCTTGTAATTCTGACTGGCTTAAATATGCTAGATTTATTTTGAATCTCTACGTGAACACCTATGGCCAAATCATTTATGTTTGCCCCTGGTGGCATGTAGATAATGTCTCCAGAAACAACCTCATACTTAGTATTAATCCAAGATGGTCCTGGCGTAACAACGTGTGTTGGAGAAACTGGTTGGATATTTGCAAAAGATGTATATATTGCATTAGCACCCAACGCTAGATATTGGAAGGTTATGTATGTCTTTATTACAGCATTTTCAGTGTCTGTAATTCCAGAGTCATTGACTAGCTGTTTTGTATTTGATATATTGAATTGTATAAAATCAAGGCCGTATGTCTTGTCATTATCAATATTTGTGATGTAGCTAGCTAGATAGGTCAGCGGGACATAGTCTTCCCAATATGCATCAACCGCTATATCTAGTCTCAATACTCCTAAGAATGTCTGTGGCAGAAGCGTATAGCTAGCAATATGATCCTGGAATCTACCAAACACAAATGAGTCTGCAAATCCACCGTCTAGTGTCCCCTCAAAAATTGTCCAATCTCCAGTAAATGGATCTATGTAACCACCTATAATAGTAAAGTCAATTTGACCATCTGGACTGCTATCAAAATAAAGCATAAATACATCTGAAACATCTGTAGGCACTGAGGCTATTCCAGATTCATTAAAGTATGAAAGTATTTTGTTGGCATTTCGTGCTGTAGAGAATCCGACATTGTAGATCTTTCCAGTAAATGTATCGTTAAGATTTGTGCTTCCTCCAACATAAACTTTTAACTGCTCCTTATTTCCAAAAAATGCAGAAATGTTTCCACCGTATGCTGAAGTTAGATTATTGATGTTAAGCCCAACAGAGAATGGAAGATCTGGAACCACTGTCTCTACAGAATATATTGTTTGTATTGGACTAGATCCATATTTTAGCTTATAGGCAATTAAATTACCGTCAAGTGATATTAAAAAGTAATTGCCATTAAGATTATTTTCTATCTTAAATAGGGTCTGCTCTGATGAAGAATCTTCTACTGGCTGGAACACACCATATATTGCAGATACGTCTTCTCCAATAAAGTTTAGCCTATCAAAAAGAATGTATCCGTCTTCTGTTTCCCAGCCTTCTACAGATCCTGGCCTAAGAGTTACGTAAGATCTTGATTCTGGATTGCTAGCATTTTCATCATTATTTGCATCTATCCACTGATCATAGGTTTTGTTCAAATCCTTAAACTTAACTATTGGCAAAGAATATTGTGGGGTAGTTAGTACATTCCTATTTGTATTTGCATTATCTGTAATACCCTGGTCCCACCTACCAATATCTGGATAGTTATAGTTATTGGTATAATCTGCAAAGGAGTAGTCAATAAATATGGATGATCCGTTATAGGCTGTATTAAGATTCTCTGGGAACTCTACTCCTTGACCATAAACAAATCTTCTTTTTGAAACAATTGCTGGAACTAAATATGGATAAATACCTACCGCATCTATTTCGTAATCAGAGATGTCGTCATATCCGTAGAAGCCTAGCCAATCTAGATCTTTTTCAACACTATCCACAATAATCGTTTTGTTTGGTAGCGATACTGTGCTAATTTCAATTGGGATGCTTATTGCCTCTTCTCCATTAAGAACAAGGCTAATATTTTTTTCAGAAATTCTAATATTTACTAGCATTGGCCTGCCCCACTCACCAACAAAATGAGATCCAATATATTTACCTAGTTTGAGTGTTAAAAAAGAGCCATCTACATATAGTCCGTCAGTTGATGCTGCCTCTATTGGTCCAAAGATTTTCCTGGCATCTTTGGTCTTAGTGTCTATACGAATCCAAAACTCTACTGTAGATTCTCTGTATTTTCCAGACTCATTCATAAACCCAAACCCAGGAATTATTAGCGAAGGCCCTTCTTTGGCATATATCTTTGTAGAGCTGGCTGCCCCATAGACAAGCGGTGTTCCAGAATTTCTGGCATATAAAACCTTATCCTTAACTACATAATATCCAAGATTATCTTGAAGTCCATATGGAATCGCCCTTAATCCAAGTTCTTCTGAGGTTGCAATATCGGATGGTATTGCTTCTGGATATACACCAACTGATGATGGCTGAAAACTTTCTGACCATTGCCCCACGCTAAGACCATTAATTTCAAAGTTATAGTCTGAAGATCCATCTGCATATTGAACTGCTATAAAAACTGTAAAATCAGCATCAATCTCTGGTATGTCAAAGGTTGCCCCAATAAACCCCCAAGCTGCATTTTCGAGTGGGGCATAGCTATAAGTAGACGAAACCGTTTCTTGTTCTAATGTTGTTGGGGCAATATATTGATATCCAACAGTCACGCTCTCTACAATAAGAGCTTGGGCATTTAGATAAAAGGCAACAGACATTGTGCCCATGCTAGAGTCTAGTTCGTTAAAATTTGCTGCATTTGGATATGCAAGAATTGCTGTATTTGTAAGGCCTGTGCCTGGGGTATCCCCAATTACAGAAATCGTATAAGAATTTTTTATTGGATAGACTGGATTGCCTTCTGCCTCTATAGTTAAGCTGTCTATATTTTGAGCTAACCAGTTTCCTGGAGTGTCTGAACTTTCTGGAAGAATATTAATAAAGTTTGCAGTATCATCAAGTGCCCAGAGAGCCGAGGGATGCTCAGAAAATACCTTTTCGGCATATAGATTAGAGGCAATTGTCATGGTATTATTTTATCATAGCCTGGACTTTGGAAATACCGAAGTTATGTCAAATTGATCTTCTTCAACTGGAACAAGCGACCACTGTTGGTATAGCTTACCATCTTCTAACCTTGCTGGAAACAGCTCTTTTAAAGCGGTACCATTGCTTAGTGCTGGTGGACTTGTCTCAAATACTCTTTCCCATCCAGCTGGAACCTTTTTTCTTGTCGTCCAGTCTGGAAACTCTAGCAACAAATCTCCAACATATCTTGGGTATGAGCCATTTGGTCCAACAAAAATCATTATCTAATATCCGTTCTTTTTTGTGTATACGCCTCTGGCGTTACAGGAACATAGTTTGCATTCGATATGCTCAGTGTCGTTGAGTATGTTGATGGATTTTGTAGAGATACTGAAGAAGAATTCCATGTTCCAGAATACGATGTTTCAGTGTAAGAACCTATTCCATAAACGTATGCTCCGTGTGTTCCAGTTAGGGAGCCATCCGCTGGAAGCCTGATTGTCAATAAATTATAGCTTCCTAAATTATCTCTATCTGCAGTTAGCAAAAGTTTTCCAGTTGGATCCATGCCAATTTTAACAACATAGACATATCCAGCATTATCTATATATCTTTGCCATTGCAATACGCCATTTGAATTATATTTAAATATAACCAATCTATTGGAAACTGCCTGATCTCTTCCATAAACATAAACAAAGCCATCTGGAGCTGCATAAACCTCCATCCAAAAGGCACCAGATGCAGAGCTTGTCTGCCTCTGCCATTGAACTGTTCCATTTGAATTAAATTTTACTAGACCAGATGTTGTTGAGGGGCTTGTAAAATAAAATGTAGAATATGTGTTTCCAGAAGAATCTATGCTAGTGCTTGTGACAGCCCCATACCCAGCGGAAAGCTGAAGCTCCCTGCTCCAAGACACACTAGACAAAGAGCTGTCTGTTTTTAAAATAATTGGAATTGATGTCGTAAATCCATCGGCATTGTGATTACCAGATGCATATATTTCGGAAGTTGATCTATTTGCTATCATTGAAGTTAATGATAGCTCTCTTGTTGAAGAGTAATAGACATGTCTTTGTGTTTGCAATGACCCAGATGAATTTAATTTTATAATTTTTCTATCAGATATACTGATGTTTGGCCCTGGATTAAGAGTTGTCACTGACATTCCATAAAAATTACCAGAATTATCAATATCCCCTACGTCAAGATGAAAGGCGTTGTACGAGTTTGTCCCATCATATAGCGCCTTTTGCCAAATTATATTGCCATTATTATCTAATTTAAGCATTGTATGGTCAAGCCTGGATGCGTTAGTGGAGAAGGCAGTTCCAACAATATATAAATTATTAGATGAATCAATTTTTAATGATATACCATACCCCTCTGAGCCAGAGCAATTGTATTCTTTTAGCCAAACGACTTCGCCAAAGCTATCATATTTAATTAGAATCATATTGCCAAGAGTATCGCTATCAAAGCCTAGATGAAAGATGTTTCCCAGGCTATCTGATGCTATGTCTTCAGAGCCTTCAAATGTTTCTTTGTCTATGCTCGATATCCAGTATTCAGATGGTGATCTCTTAGAAGAGCCAACGACCCCAAGCGGCATTAGTAACGGGCTCATTTATTACTCCACATTACCAACTATTGCGTAAACTCCAGAAGATATGCAAATAATGCTAGCAACAGTGTACTGCGTAGCCATCGATAAACCAACAGATTGTATTGTTCCTGTTCCCTGAACAAATGTTGCCCCAGTCCCCTGAAGATAAACATCGACTCTTTGACCTACAGAAAATACATTATTTATTGTAAAGGTAATTGTTCCGCCAGTTGGATTAAGGATAAGGGTTTTTCCATTATCTGTAGCCTGCAATGAATATGTTGTTGCAGTAATTGTAGACAGCGTGTTCGTTATTTCTGACGCATCGTGCGTATGAGATGATGCGGCTTTTCCGTTTAGCTGTGTCTGAATTGAAGATGTTACACCGTCAACATAATTAATTTCTGTGGTGGACGCTGTGACTCCATCAAGAATGTTTATCTCAGGGGCTGATGCGGTTATGTCAGTTATATCTGCAACAAGATGGGTATGTGCAAAGTCTGTAATTTGTGATTTTGTATGCGTATGAGATGTATCTGCTTTTGCATCGATTGCATTTAAGATTGTGGATGCAAAGTTTGCGTCATCTCCAAGTGCTGCTGCTAACTCGTTAAGCGTGTCTAGTGTAGATGGGGCAGAATTGATTATATTTGCCAATTGGCTTGTAGGAATAGCTCCAGTAGCATCTAGAGTAGCCACGCCATTTGCAGTACCCTTTTGTGAAAGTGGTACAAAATCTGAAAGAGATCCAGATGTAAAATATGGAAGCTCTGTCCAGGTAGATGATCCATCACCTATTTTAAATTTGTTAGGAGTTCCTAGCTCTACACCAATTTCGGCGGCACCTAAAATGGGATCAGTGTCTGTCCACTGCTGAGCGGTACCACGACGAAGCTGAATTCTTTCTATAGCCAAGACTACTCCTAATGATACCTAATTATATCATTATTTACGACCCCAGGATATAAGGTTCCAGATCCTTTCATGCCAGAAATACACCACTATTTTAACAATTACTTCAGTGCTGACAATAGCTGCTGCCATGGATAGTTTTCCAGTAATTAGCCAAGAAATTAGAAATGTATTAAGGCTTTGCCAAAATCTATAGGTTAAAGCCTTAATAATTCCACGAAGTCTTGTTTCTTCCATTCTTTAAGAGATTCCAAGTTCTTTTCTTTTTTGGGTAGCAGAAATTGCTTGAATTTCTGGAGAAAGCTCAACATGCTCAATCTTATATCCTACATCTCTTCCATATACAATGTTTGTAATATTTGGTAGTTTTAAGACCAGGTCGTTTTTGCTATTTGGTCCGCTAATTTCAAA